CAGATGCTATTTTGGCGGGCAGTGTCACCGTCTCTTTTTCCAATGCTTCACAAAGCGGCAGTATGCAGCTTGTTATGCCAACCGACGAACTGGCCGCACAATTAACCACAGTGTTGATTGCTAAGGGGCTTGCAAACGGAGCCACGAAACCAACACGAATGACTTTTGCAAGGTTTGCCCGATGAGCGAAATTGTAGACCACAACGGCAGACCAATTGTTGCGGCGCCACAACCGCGAAAACGCGCAACCATTAACAGCCATTACCGAGGCACTGAATCAAACCGATTCCGAACTTCGCTGCCATACATTGCCGCCGACATCAACCAAACGCTTAACCGAGGCACGCGCCGCCGATTGATGGCGTTCTCGCGGTGGCTGTATGCAAACCATGGAATGGTCAGGGGCGCGGTGAATGACGTTGCGCGATACGCACTAGGCACAGGCTTAACACCACAAAGCCAAAGCGCAGAGGCGAAAGCATACGAAGACTATTTCGCTGAATGGAGCAAGGTGTGCGATGTTGCGGGGCAATTTACATTTGCCCAAATGCAGCGCATGGCATCTATCCGCATGGACGTGGACGGTGACATAGGATTTTTAATGATTGGCAGGCAGGACGCGTTTCCGCAATTGCAGCTCATCGAATCTCATAACATAGCCAGCGAATCATTGAAATACAATGAGGCAGGCCATGACGGGGTGATGGTTAGCCCAAGCGGAAAACCTACAGCCTACAACGTCAAGAGCGGTGATGAGTTTCGCAGCATCTCAGCAAACAATTTTATCCTCGTTTACGACCCCGACCGCGTTGCCCAATTGCGCGGCGTTTCGGCGCTAACGCACGCAATCGACCACATCCGCGATGCAACCGACATCTTGGAATTTGAAAAAGTTGGCGTCAAAATGAATAGCGCCATCGGCATGGCCATTACCACGCAGGGCGGCATTGCAGACGATGGCAGCAGTTTAATCGAGGACGGTTATAGTGCCGCCGACACGGGCACCGTGGCATGGGACACATTCCAGCCAGGCATGGTGCCGCGTCTCAAAATTGGCGAATCAATCGAGAGTTTCGCGAGCAACAAACCAAGCACCGCCTTTGCTGGGTTTTTGGAATACCTTTTGCGTGATGTGGCTTTAGGGCTTGGCGTTCCATACGAATTCATCGTGGAACCATCAAAACAGGGAACCGCTTCAAGGTTTATCCTCGAAAAAGCCGCACGAAGATTTGAAGAGCGCCAAGCTCTCATCACCAGCCGGTTTTGCAATCGCGTTTGGGGCTGGGTTATTGCGCGAGGCATCAAGCGTGGCGACTTGCCAGCGTCTTCCGATTGGTGGCGCGTCAATTGGCAAGCACCCAAGAAAATCACCGTTGACCTTGGCCGCGAATCAAAAGCCAACCAGGACGCCATTAAGATGGGCTTGCGCACAATGCGCGAAGACACTGGCGAACGCGGCCATGACTGGCAAGACATACGCAACCAAGTGGAGCGCGAAGCAAGCGACTTGCTTGAGCGGGCAAAGCGCTTGTCTGAAACCTACGAGATTAAAATGGACACCGCGTTGCATTTGTTAAGCCAGCGCACGCCAAACCCAGTTTTTGATAATGACAGCGAAACTGACGCATAAATTAAATAATGACGTTTGGGCCATTTTGCCCGACTACCACCGAGCGCTAGCAACGCAGTTAGACGAGCATGAATATACCGGCAACGGTTACGATTTGCCGCGGCCAGAAGAGGAAAGCGGAGTTGCTATTATCCACATTCACGGCGCCGTTGGTAAAATGCTAACCGACTACGAGCGCATGTTTGGCATGACCGACTACGACGACATCGCCGAGCAGGTAGCAGATGCGGACGCAAACCCAAACATCAACTCTATCCTGCTGCATATTGACTCCCCAGGCGGAACCATTACTGGACTGCCAGAGCTGGCTGCAAAACTGCGCAACGTCAGCAAGCCATTGGTGGCATACACCGAAGGCACAGCCGCCAGCGCCGCATATTGGATAGCCAGCCAAGCGGACAGTGTGCTTCTTAGCGAGAGCGCCGAAGTGGGGAGCGTTGGAGTCTACGTTGCGCTTTTAGACCAAACTGAACACTTGCGCCAAATGGGGCTGAAAGTCAACGCAGTCAGCGCAGGCGAAAACAAACTGGACTACGCCGACTTTAAACCATTGAGCGAGGAAGCGCGGGAGAGACTGCAAGCAAACGTCAACAAATGGCATGAGCGCTTTAAGGCAGAGATAAACAACAAACGCACCGTGCCGCAATCCAGTATGACCGGCCAAACTTACGAAGGAATGGAAGCGGTTGAAGCTGGGCTTGCTGACGGTGTAGTGAACGATTTGAACGAAGTCATTGGCCTAATGGCAAATTTATAAACACATGAAAACAATCCTTGATTTAGTAAAAGCAAACGTGGAGTTGTCCAACCTAGCTGGAAAGCTGGAGGAAGCAACCGCCGCTAACCAAACACTTCAAACCCGCATTGAAGAAGCAAGCGCTTCTCATGCGGAGGAAGTAGCAAAACTTGGCGCACAACACGCACAAGACATCGAAAGCCTTGAAAGCAAAATCAAGGTTTTGGAAGAAACAAATTTGCTTCTTGAAGAGCAGCAAAAGAGCGCTGATGAGAAAGCCGTCGAAATCGCGGCAAGTGTTGGCGTTGATGCTCCAGTTGAGGAAGCCACCGAAGAAGAAGCGCCGGCACTTAGCCTTGATGCATTATGGCAGCAATACAACGCCATTGATGGCAAAGACGAACGCCGCGCTTTTTATCTAAAAAACATCAAAAACAAACACTAAAAATATATGGCTAACACACTCAACGGCATTAATTTGGCCGCAGTAGCCGAGCAAAGTCTCGACTACTTATCAACACAATTTCATCCTTTGCGGGCATTTGCGCGTGATTTTTCGGATGAGATTTCAGGGCAGGGAGAAAGCGTTACAACGCGCGTTCCTTCCAGCATGACCGCATCTGACCTCTCAAGTGGCTACACTGCCAGCGATGTCACCAGCACAGCAAAGACCATCACCTTGAACAAATTCAAAGGCTATTCGATGGCATTCACCGACATGGAAGTTTCCAAGAGCGGAAACTTTGATTGGTTGTCTTCTGTCTTCCTGGCGCCCGCTTTGGAAGTCACGCTTGACGCTGTGATGGATGATTTGCTGGCATTGGTTCTCAACGCCAACTACACCGCAAACGAAGTCATCACCGCTGCCAATTTTGACGCTGACGAAGTGGCCGACCTGGCCGCAGACTTGACCACTGCCAAAGTGCCCAAAAGCGAGCGCGCTCTCATTCTGCCGCCTAGCTACTACGCGAGCGTTCAGAAGGATGCCATCGTGCAAGATGCTTCCAGCTATGGCGCCGCATCGGCTGTGCAGGAAAACGCCGCCCAACGTGTTCACGGGTTTAGCCTCTACGAATACACCGGCATCCCAACCAATAGCGAAAACCTGGCAGCCATCGCGCTGCATCCTTCCGCTCTGTTGTTGGCCGCACGCACACCTGCTGCGCCTGCAGATGGTAGCGTAAACGTGCAAGACATTGTTGACCCATCAACTGGTTTGCCTATTCAGTTGCGCACCTTTTATGACAACGTGGCCGGCAAGCACTATTTGACAATGGGCGTTCTCTACGGTGTCGCCGTTGGTAATGGTGCCGCACTCAAGCGCATCAAATCCGCATAAGTAATATGAGCAACACACTGGCAGGAGTTACACTCGACCAAATCAGCGAACAAACGCTTGATTTGTTAGGTGATAATTTTTGGGTGTTCTCGCTTTTTGCGCGCAATTTCAGCGACAGCATCCGAGAGCGCGGGGACCGCACAATTACCCGCGTTCCTGCCAGTGTGTCAGTTCTCGACTTATCAAATGGCTATACCGCCAGCGATGTGACAAGCACCGAAATAGAAATTTCGCTTTCAAATTTTAAAGGCTTTTCAATGGCGTTCACGGAATTTGAAATTTCCAAAGCAAAGAGCGCCACTATACTCGAACGCGTTTTTACGCGTCCAGCCATTGACGCCACAGCAAAAGCAGTGGCCGACGATTTACTTGCACTTGTTACGCCAACAAATTTCCCAACCACACAAGTGCGCACCGCCGCCAATTTTGATTCCGACGACCTAGCAGATGCGGCGGCAACAATGACGACAAACAAAGTGCCGCGCGGCTTGCGGAGCTGTATGCTCAACCCGCAATACACTTCCAGCCTTTCAAAAGACGGGGCCATCGGGGTGGCAAGCGCATTTGGAAATCCGCTTCCGATTCAAGAAAACGTCATTTCGACCGTTCACGGTTTTGGAATTTCCGAATATCAAGGCATTCCAACGGCAAACAATTTACAAGGCTTTTACGCGCACCCAAGCGCTCTTTGCATAGCAGCGCGACAGATTGCGCGACCAACTTATGGCGGCGCTGAAATACTTGACGTTATAGAGCCGCGCACAGGTTTGCCCATACAATTTAGAAAATTTTTCAGCCCACGCGAAGGTAAGTATTACATAACTTGCGGCATACTCTACGGAGTTGCAAAAGGGCTTTCAAATTCACTCATTAGAATCACCGACATTTAAAAACATGATTATTAAACCTTCATTTTGCGTCGGCATTGACGCCAGCGGAGCGCCTCACATCATCGCAGTTGGAGACGCTGAAACATGCAAGCAAGCGTTCACTAACGAGCGCGAAAATCCCAGCGGCAAATATGTCAGCGCCGCCGTTTATCGTAAGCCGCCTTATTGGAAACGCGCCGACATTGCCATTTCGGAAAAGCCCA